TGCTGCGCCGTCAGCGGCACATCGGGGAGTTGCGTCCAGTCACACATGTACAGCTTTTGATTCCGCGTGGTCACCAAGTTAGCAAGCGCATTGGCTTGCGCTTGCTGCATCTGTTCTGGTGTAAATGGCGTCTGAACATATGTATTGGTATAGGCATCCAACAAATCGCTCCAGACAATTGGGCCGTCGCTTACCGTCACAAACTGCACGGGGGCTGGAGGATTGCTGAACTTGAACACCTTATACCCGTAGTCTACCAAGAACGAGTTGTCTGGTAACTCAGGGAACGATGTTTGCGGGTAAATCATGCGGAAGTTGGAGTACGTCAGCGGATAATTCACCGGCTGCCCGTTTTCCTCTTTGATAACCAGCAGGTCGGAATCAGAGAGAATGTTCATGTGTTATACGTCCGCTGCGTTAGAAGGGTATGATCGACCAGTGCCCCAGATAATCCGTACTGCGCCTTTCCCGCCATTCCCGCCAGTCCCGGTAAATGTCTCTGTGTATGAAGTCCCATCATCAAATACTTCGATTCCTCCACCCCCAGCGCCACCGCCATATACGCCACCATTTCCACCCGTAGCAGTAGATGTAGTACCGCTTCCGGATGATCCGCTTGTTCCACTTGATCCGCCAGATCCTCCAGTACCAGAATTGGTATTGTATACACCAGCAGAACCCGAACCTCCACCAAGTCCAGCGCCTTTTATCCCCGTACCGCCGCCACCGCCGCCAGCATTGAAATAAAAATATGGGGATGAAGAAAGCCGACCGCCGCCGCCACCACCACCGCCAGTCCCGAATGTGTTGCTTCCTGTTGTGCCATTAGAATTGTACCCGCCGCCATTCGCGCCATCGCCAGAATACCCAGCCGCGCTTCCTCCACCCCACGTTCCAGTCCCACCATTGTACGTCAAAAACCCATACTGCGTATTTCCGGTATTCCCGCCTTTGGCGAAAACTGTTGTTGTTGTGTTGAAATACGAACCCCCGCCAAATACGCTTCCAGCCGCTGGATCAGCAATGCCAGAGCCTCCTGCGCCAACAACTACGGTAATATTTGATCCAGATGTAACCGTAATATTATTTTGATAAGCCAGCCCACCGCCTTGCCCACCGCCGCTGGAAATACCACCAGCGCCACCGCCAATGCAGCAAACGCATACACTGGTCACTCCCGTTGGGACAGTGAAGGTGTATGACCCCGGCGTATCATATAGCTGCTGGCCAGATGGCCCAGCTGCTCCAGACGTTGCCGCCATTCGTAGTCGATCTGCTAGCATCTTAGGTCGTCACGAAGTTTTGCGCAGCCGTCATGGCGTACCATGTCGTCCCCGCGTTGTTGGTGTAGAACACGAACATGTCGCTTCGTCCGCTGGTCGTCGTGATCGTCGGCGCGGTGCCGCCCGGCCACTTTACTGCGGCGGGCCATGTGATCGTATAGCTGGTCCCGTTGGCATCAAAGATCAGCGTGAAGCTACAGGAGTTCCCCGTGGCTGACGGATTGCTGATGGTCAGCGTGGTGATGTTGGCATTGCGCGACACGCGGAACACATTGCCGTTCTCGATGTTCAGCGTCAGTGTTCCAGCGCTGATAGCTGGCGTAGTATAGGTCTCGGCATAGTCCGTGAAGCGCGGACGGCTGATGACGTTATCCACCATCGACACCGTGCCGCCAAGGGTCAAGCTGGAGAGCGTGCCGACGCTGGTCAGAGACGAAGCCGTCACGCCAGACGCCAATGTCGTCCCACTCAATGAACCTGCCGGAGCCGCACCGCTCAGCGTGGCCGTAATGGTTCCTGCGGTGAAGTTGCCACTGGCGTCTCGCGCTACGATGGCGCTGGCCGTATTGGCACTGGTAGCCGTCGTCGCGGAGTTGCTGACTTTCCCTGCTGTGCTAATGGTCGCAAGGTAGGTATCGCTAATAGCCGTGCCTTGCCACACGCCCGTGCCAATCGTGCCGACGCTCGTCAGACTAGAAGTCAGCACATTGCTTGCCAGTGACGTGCCGGTCAGCGTTCCCGCTGCTGCCGTCACCGTCCCGCTAGCGCCCAGTGCCACCGCTGTGCCGTTGATCGTGACGCTGCTGTTCGCCAGCGCCGTATTCGGGATGGCCGTGAAACCCGTGCCAATCGCACCAGATGTCAGTGTGCCAACGCTGGTCAGGCTCGACGAGACCACCGTGCTGTTCAGCGTGGTGCCGGTCAACGTCCCAGCCGCAGCGGTCACGGTGATGTTTGCCGTTCCGTCAAACGTGGTCCCATTGATCGTGCGCCCCGTCTGCAGCGCCGTGGCGGTCGAGGCATTGCCCGACAGTGCCGCCGTGATCGTCCCCGCCGTGAAGTCGCCTGACGCATCACGGGCAACGATAGCGCTCGCCGTATTCAGATTTGTGGCCGTCGTGGCACTGTTGGACACCTTGCCTGCCGTGCTGATCGTGGCCAGATAAGTGTCGCTAATCGCCGTGCCCTGCCATGTGCCGGTGGCAATCGTACCAACCGCCGTCAGGCTAGAGCTGGTGACGCCGCTGCCAAGCGCCGTAGCGCTTAGGACATCCGAGCCATTGATCTTGTAGGTGTTGCCTGTCGTCAGGCTGGCGCTCCCATCAACGACAAGCTTTGCTGCCGTGACGGTTGACGTGCCAACGCCCAAGTTCGTGCCGTTCGTATACAACACCGTCTGGTCATCGACGACAGTGCCAGTAGACGGGTAGTAGGCGAAGTAACCCGTCGTGCCACTGTTCACTGTACCGGACCCACCACCACCGCCACCCGACTGCGCGACCCATGCCAGCTGCCCTGCGCCATCCGTGGATAGCACATAGCTGCTGGTGCCATCCGCTAGTGGCCATGTATAGGTCACGCCACGCAGCGATGTGGTGCCACTAACGGCCAGTGAAGTCAGCGTGCCAACACTAGTCAAACTGGATGCTGTCACCCCAGAAGCCAGCGTGCTGCCCGTCAGTGTTCCGGCAGCTGCGGTGACTGTGATGTTCGCGGTGCCATCAAAGCTGGTGCCGTTGATCGTCCGAGCCGTCGCCAGCGCCGTCGCCGTTCCAGCGTTGCCGCTGATATTGCCCGTGATCTTGCTGCCAGCCAGCGCCGTGATCCATGCCGGGTTGCTGTAGCTGCCCGTCGTGTAGACGCCATCTGTTACCGTAGAAGCGTTGCCGTTCAGCGCTGCCGTGATGATCCGGGCGCTAAAGTCGCCGTTGGCATCACGCGCCACGATCTTGCTGGCCGTGTTGGCATCGGTAGCATCCACGGCGAAGGTCCGCGCCGCCGACCCATCAAACGTCCCGGTCGCTGTTAGATAGCTGCCAGCCGTGAGGGCATTCGGCGTATTGGCCGTGACCGTAATGTTGGCCGTCCCGTCAAACGCTACGCCATTGATATTGCGCGCGGTAGCCAACGCTGTCGCCGTACTGGCATTGCCGGTGACGTTGCCTGTCACGTTGCCCGTAACATTCCCGACGACCCCGCCAGTCGCGGTAATGGCATTGGTCACACCGAGCGTGCCCGTGATTGACACGTTGCCAGCCACGGTGCCGCCTGCCAACGGGAGGTAGCTGATCTCAGACCAGACTGATCCGGTGTCAAAGTAGAGGCGCAGCGCCCCGCTGTCCGTCACCAGCCACTTGCGCCCCGCTTCGCCAGCAGACGGGCGCGAAGCCAGCAGCGACGACTGAAGATGGATACCAGAGTCTGAATCGTGGTCGTTATATCCGACGCGCAACGTGTTGTCGTTGCCGCGCACGGTGTTGGCATCAATGGGACTGGTCCCGTTCACCGGAGTGGTGAACGATGCCACGCTATGTTGTGATACCGTTTGAGCCATCGCTATCTCCGTCCAAGGGCAAACGCTTCCAGCTGAAAGCGACTGAAGACCGGCTGAGAATCACCGGAGTCAATAATCGTCATATCGATGTAGTACCCGGTGCCGCCCATCGGGATACGATAGTTCACACTGCCTGCGCCACCCCATGTGCCAGTGCCCCATGTCGTTCCCGCAGCGCCCCATGTGGAGCTGTAGGTAGATGGGAGACTATACGAACCAAACGACTCGCCCGTATTCCACTGCACGCGAGTCTGCTCTGATCCATTGAGCTGCGCTGTCAGATACCCCCAACGCAATGCCTTGGCCAGCGCATCATCGCCACAGTACAGGCGGTGCATCTGGACACTCATGGCATACGTTTCGCCCCCAGTGCCAGCACTGGCCACATTGTCCTTGAAGATGCCCGGCGCATCACACACGCTGATGTATCCCGAAGCGTCTCCGCGCAAGGCAATGGGCAGCCCGGAAGAGTTGAGGCACTCAAAAAGATACGTTGTATCAGGCGAAGTGTATCCCGAGTCCCACGGGCCAGACCATGCATTCAGCACGGTGTGGTATTGATAGCAGCCAAAGTTCGGGATGCTGATCCAGAGTTCTTTGGTTGCGCGATTGATCAGACAGTTGATCTTGTCAAAATCACTGGAGGCTAGCTGTCGGATAATGGGGAGGATCGGATCTGGCTGCTGTGGCGTACCGACCGACGCGACTTCTGCTTCGTTGCAGCGGTATAGGCCGCGCTCCGAGATGAAGTACGCCACGTTCTGGCTGGCCACGATACTGTTCTTGGCAATCGTGCCAACATCTGCCGTCACGGCCTGTGGCGCCACCGTTAAATCATCCTGCCCATAGCCCGTGAGCCGAGAGATGCCTCGCTTATGGAAGATCAATAGCGACGTATTGATCGACGCAAGACCGACAATCGTCTCGTTGCCAAACGTCCGAACAATGATCTGTCCGCCATCGGAAGCGCCAATGCCCAGCGTGTCACCATTATTTAGCGCCGAGTAGAAGATGCTGTCCGGATAGTCCGGGTCGCCGCAGGACCACAGCCGCTCGTTGTATACAGCAATCGCTGCCGCATCCGGCGTTCCAGACAGGTTGGTCGAAAGCGTGGTGCCGTTCCACTTGTTGAGTGGGCCACCGTCTGCGATGTAGACCACATCGTTGCCGCCCGCATCACGGAAGGTAACAAAGTACGAGGTGGTGTTAGCCGCCAACGTGCCGGTCTGCTCTGTCCATGTCCATGTCGTCGGGTTGAATGCCGACGTAAACAGTTTGCCATTGCAGACCGCTAACACGGCAACCGTGCCGTCATCCTTGGCCCAAGTGTAGCCGCCCGTGATTGGCTGTGCGGCGAGCGCTGCCGCCGTGCGCCGAGTACCACCGCGCTTGCTGATCGCGCCATAGTCCGTTAGGCGCGCATTGGCTGCCGTCCGGACTTGGTTAGGCTGCAGGGCCGCATCGTCAGAGACGCTGTTCAGCCCGCCATCAAACCGTGGCTGGCTGTCAAGAACGCGATCCCCTGACGCCATTAGCCGCCGCTCCAGTCATACTTCTGATCCGGGTACGCCATGCGCGTGGGGTTGATGGTGCGCCGCCGGAGATCATCCAACATTGACTGCCGCTCTTCGTTGGCCAAGTTGCGGAAGCTGTTAGCCGCGCCCACTTCTGCGCCGCCTTTGAGCAACAACTTGGCTGCCGCGCTCGCTGTCAAAATCCCCTGATTGTTCTCTGGGAAGTTAATGACTACGCTATCGCTAGAGAGATCGTTTAGGGCGGTGGGCTTGTAGTTGACCGCGACATAAATCGACGTGCCACTGGCAACCGGCAGGATCTGCACGTTCGTCCCGACCATGTAATAGAGGCGCGGGTAGGTGGGCAGATAGTTCGTCGTTGTCGCCAGCGGGACGTACTGAAACTCGGTCTGGTTATACAGCACGTTCCCATCTGATACCGACAAGACGCGGTAATAGTTCTTTTCGTCGTCGCCCGTGCCGGTGTCCAAGCTGCTAAACGGAATCTGCCCATTGGCATCCGTTGTCAACGTCAGCTGCTGAAACGTGTAATATGGCGCGGCGTTGAGGATGTTGGACCACTCTTCGTCATAGACCTGCGCGAGGATGGTCTCAATGATGCTATCCGACCACCGGGTCGACCCGACAGCATCCATGTACTCTCTAGTCTGTTCGACCAACTGGGCGCGGGTAACGGTGGCCATAGGCAGTTCCTAAGAAACTTTGGAAGGACGACCACGCCGCTTGGGCTGAGACGTGGGGTTAGGCGAGTCTAGCACTTCGGCCATGGCTTCTTCCATCGCCTGCTGCACCGGAGCCACTGTATTATACTGGGTAAGATCCCGGACCATGTTCCGCACGTCCTGTTCCGGATACTCCCGGAGCGACTTCTCCAGATAGGCTGGCGCCTCGTCCGTGGAGCA